AGTGCTAGCTTGATCACAACCACAAGTTTTAGCTCAATGGCCACAAGTATAAATGCGATATCTGGTTTAAGTGCTAGAATTGTAGGCACAAGATTGTTGATTTATTCAGACGGCACTACAAATATAGGAGATAGCACTGTCCGCGGAGCAATTGCCCTAGAAGGCACCGGCTGGGCAGCACTAGGTGCTACTGAAGGCATTTATTTTGATCCAGACATACAACAAAGTCCACACACAACTGTGCCTACCTGGAAAAGATCGCAGAATCTCACATCTGTAGAAGGTTATCCTACAGGCAGTGTGTGGATCAAAACCACAGAACCCAATAATGGTGCTCGTTTGAGAGCCAAACGTTGGAGCTCAGCCACACTGTCATGGGTCAGTTATGAAGCACCAATCTATGACACTACTTCAGCAGCCCTTTATTACTTAGATCGCAGCGGCGGCGGCGCAGGTATCGCGGAAGATGCACTATTCACACAGGCTAATGCCAAAGAAACATCTGGTGCTGTTGATCCTACCACAGCGACATTTAGACTGTGGCGTAGAAATATTGCTGTGGGTTCAGCTACCAGCATCACCAGTAACATTATCAAAGTTGGTACGCTAGGAGCTCCAGGTACTAGAACATTTACCATCAGTGAATCACTGAAAACCACACTTGCTCTAGACGCTGCGAAAACAATAACATTTGTAGCAGGCAATACCAGCGCAGATGCAGAATTGATGGCAGCAGCTATCAACGCAGCTGGATTTACAAACATTGTGGCCTCTGTAACAGAAGTCAGTGACACATCTAACAGACTGATTATCAGTCACACACTAGGTGGAGATTTTAGACTAGTAGATACTGTTAGTAACGCAGTGGCTAGTGTATTCACTGCTTACAACATAGACACACTAGCAGGCACAGAAAACTTCTACGCTGCAGAATCTGCGGTCGGCGGCTATATAGCTTCTGGTTGGAAACCACTAGCAGCTACAGAACCAAGATTTGCTGCTTCTCCTGATGCTCCGTTGAACGAGCCACAAGACGGACAGTTATGGTATAATCCTAACTTCTCAGAAGTGGATCTAATGGTACACAACGGAAACACATGGGTTGGCTATCGTCATCAGGAATCACCGTACTACGAAGCTCCAACAGCAACACTGAGAAACGGGTATCTACCTATAGTCTCAGCTTCAAATCCTTACAAGCTCAACGTTACTGCCAATGGTGATATATGGATCAGCACAGCAGATCTTGAAAATTATCCAACCATTTACAGATACAATACCAACTTGAGTGATGTACCTGATCTTGCACAGCGTTGGGAACTAGTGGACAAAGCAGATCAAACCACAGAAGAAGGCGTGTTATTTGCAGATGCACGGTGGAATACCACAGGTACTTCAACAGTGGCCAGCACTATAGAAGACCTAATTACCAACAATTTCTTAGATCCAGATGCTCCGGATCCTGCATTATACCCTCAAGGTATGCTGCTATGGAATCTACGACGCAGTGGTGGTAATGTCAAGCAGTATCAGAACAACTACATCGACAAAGCCGGCGACAATCCAAGAACCAGTGCAGACACACTGGCAGGTGACCCATTTGTCAGCGGCAGCGGTGAAAGCATGGAACTCTATGCCACAGACCGTTGGACCACAGCTTCAGGCAACAATGAAGATGGTTCGGGATCATTTGGTCGCAAAGCACAGCGCAAGGTCGTAACACAGGCCTTGAAGAGTGTGGTTGATACCAGCCAAGAGATACGTGACGAAGAACGTCGTAACTTTAACATCATAGCTGCTCCTGGTTATCCAGAACTGTTGAGCAATCTAGTGAACCTAAACATTGATCGCGGTGTTACTGCGTTTGTGGTAGGCGACACTCCGTTGCGTTTGGCTTCAGATGCTACATCATTGACCACATGGGGTACCAATGCTAATCTAGTCACTGACAACGGTGATGATGGTATTGTAACTTATGATGAGTACTGTGCAGTTTACTATCCAAACGGATTTACCACTGACCTCGCTGGTTCACCTGCAGTAGTTCCAGCCAGCCATATGATGTTGAAGACTATCACGCTCAGTGACAATGTCAGCTTCCCATGGTTTGCTCCGGCAGGAACACGTCGAGGCGGAATTACCAATGCCACAGCAGTTGGTTACATCGACTCAGCTACAGGTGAATTCCAAACAGTGGCGCTCAACGAAGGACAGCGTGACACACTGTATGACCTAAAGATCAACCCGATTCCATTCTTCAACGGAATAGGACTAGTAGCACACGGTCAAAAGACTCGTGCAAGAAATGCGTCGGCACTAGATCGTATCAACGTAGCACGTTTAGTAGTATATCTACGTAGTCAATTGAACAAGTTGGCTCGTCCATATATCTTTGAACCCAATGATAAAATCACACGTGATGAAATCAAACAAGCTGTAGAAAGTCTATTATTAGAGCTAGTAGGTCTAAGAGCACTCTACGACTTTGCGGTTGTCTGCGACGAAAGCAACAACACTCCGTCAAGAATAGACCGAAACGAACTGTATGTTGATATCGCAATTGAACCTGTGAAGGCGATTGAGTTCATTTACATCCCGTTACGTGTCAAGAACACAGGAGAAATTTAAAAATGGCAATTACATCACTGAATAATTTAGGTATTCCAACAACCAACGCAGCTGGCAGCACCCAGGTGTTGTTGATGCCTAAATTAAAATATCGCTTTAGAGTAACACTGTTGGGTTTTGGAGTTGCTGCTGCCACAGAACTTACCAAGCAGGTACAGGACGTAACCAGACCTAAGGTATCATTTGAAGAAATGACTCTGGATGTTTATAACTCCAAGGTCAAACTTGCTGGACGATACACTCTAGATAATATCACGCTAACATTACGTGATGATGCCAGCGGTCAGGTACAAAAACTTGTAGGACAACAGATTCAGAAGCAGTTCGATTTCATGGAACAGGCATCTGCCCGTTCAGGTATCGACTACAAGTTTACTACACGCATCGAAGTCCTAGACGGTGGTAACGGCACACTGGTTCCAGAAACTCTAGAAACATTTGAACTCTATGGATGTTTTGTGCAGAACGCAGACTACGGCGATGCTAACTACTCAACCAATGAACACATGACTGTGGCACTGATCATTTCCTACGATAATCTATCGCAGTTCGCGGCAGGCGCAGCAGCTACCAGCCCAATTGGTGGTATTGGTGCAGCAGTAGGACGTACTTTAGGTGCAGCTGTAACAGGTGCTTCAACTACACAGGGATAATTAACCTTGTAATCAAGAAAAGCTCGATTTATTCGAGCTTTTTTTGTGGCATAAATATTTGTATGGCAAACTATTTCACACGATTTCTCACTGGTGTCGGCGAAGGACTATTAACTCCTAAAGGGCAGACTGCCAATTGGCGTCATGCTACTAAGCTGTTCATAGACGGCAACATGAGATTGGCCCCTCGCACCAAGTTCAACTACTATGTAAGATTTGAGATAGACAAAAATGTAATGCGAGTCCCGGCATTTTCTAATAAACATCATGATGAAGTTGGATTACTTGTAAAAACTGCAGAACTACCCAAATATAATTTTGATAGTGTGGTAAAAAATCAGTACAATAGAAAAAAAATAATCTATAAAAATTTCAATTACGAACCAGTAAACATCACCATGCATGACGATGCTACCGGAGTTATCAGTGCCATGTGGGCTGTGTACTATGGATATTATATTGCCGATAGACAACTTCCAGAATCAGCTTACTCTGAAACCAAATATCGTGCAGCCGATACACCAAAAGATAATTTTCGATATGGTATGGACAACGACGTTACCGCTGGATTTTTTAAATCAGTTAGTATCTATACCATGGCTCGTAGAAGATTCCTGGGCTACACATTGATTAATCCGAGAATTAAAACTTGGAGCCATGGCAACATGGATTACTCTGCTAGCGAATTTGCAGAAAGCACAATGACTTTAGAGTATGAATCAGTCAAATATTCAGCAGGACAGGTATCATATAACAATCCCAAAGGATTTGCTACACTGCACTATGATTCTGTACCAAGTCCTATATCAGTAGCAGGCGGCGGCGTTGCTACACTTACCGGAGAAGGCGGAGTATTAGATGGCCTTGAACAGATATTTGGTAATCTAGGATCAGGTGCAGCCTTCGACAGTCCAGGTGGATTTCTCAGCACAGCAATAGCGTCAATCAATACCTATAAAAATATCAAGTCATTATCATCGGCACAATTAAAATCTGAAGCTATTAACATACTCAGCAATCCGGGTAATATTTCCTCAGCTATCAGCACCGTAGGTGGAGTAGTAGGCGCTGTGTTTCCTAAAAGTGCTAATCGTTCACCGTCTACCTCAGCGACTCAAAGACCATTAGTAGGAGATTTTCCTTCTGATCCAGGAAACGTAGCGTAATATGGCAACTAATCTACCCTCATTTGAAATTCAAGATAGTGCTGCAGGCACAAAACTATATTTCGATATCTACGGCGAAGCTGCACTGGAGTTCGCAGCCAATGACGTTACGGCCGCTGTGAGTTTTTTTACCAGTGCAGGCTTTGACTCAGACGCCGCAGCTACCGTAGCTATGACTCTGTTACGACAGGCAAAAATTGATTCTACACCTATCTCGCAGATCTTAGATACACTTACAGGGGTGAACAAAAACACCCTAAGCCAATTAGTAGGTGAGATACTAAACAATAATCGAGTACCTACCAGCCTTTTAGGTTTCAGAACGTCAGATATTAAGCCTAATCAGACTAGAAATATAGCTGCATAATGGGCAAATTCGCACAGGGTAGATTTGAAATGAAAAATCCTGCCAAGTACGTGGGGTTAAAAACTCCATTGGCTCGCAGCTCGTGGGAGTTTGTGTTCATGAGAATGTTGGATGAACATCCAGGCGTACAGAATTGGGCCAGCGAAAGCATCAAGATACCTTATAGAGATCCATTGACTGGTCGCAGTACCATATATGTGCCAGATTTCTTTATCGTATATCAAGATAAGAATGGTGCTAAACACGCAGAAGTTGTGGAAGTAAAACCTTCTAATCACACCTTCAGAGAAGCTGTAGGTAAAAGCCAATACAATCAACAGCAGTACGTGAAAAACATGGCCAAATGGGAAGCCGCTAATGCTTGGTGCAGGCAACAGAACATCAAGTTCCGGGTGATCAACGAAACAGACATTTTCCATCAGGGCACAAAACGAAGATAAGTACGATATGACCAAAAGACTTGAAGAATTGTTGAATCTCGAAACCACAGAATCTCTAGCGGAATCGCCAGTAGAAGTTCCCACACACGAACAGGTACAGAGCCTAGATGACAGCTATCGTAAAGTAGCAGAAATTACCCGAGGACTGCCGCAGATCAAAGAATTAGATGAGCTAGATGATCGAGAGCTAGATGAACTGGCAAAAAAAGCAGAAGCTGCCTATGATGATCTCATGGACCTAGGCATGAACGTAGAAGTTCGTTATGCTGGTCGTATCTTCGAAGTAGCTGCCAGCATGATGGGCAATGCTATTACTGCTAAAACCAACAAAATAGATAAAAAACTCAAAAGCGTAGATCTACAACTGAAGAAGCTGAAAATAGACAATGACGCAGGTAATGAACAGGACGGAGTGATCAACGGTGCAGCATATGTGATCACAGACCGCAATG